GGTTCTGATTATAGAATCGTTTATGCTCCGATTGAAGTGATAGAGTATGTAAGAAAACCTAGACCCAAATCAAATCCTGCTGTTTCTATGGTAAATAGTAGGGGAAGAAAAAAGAAAGTAAATCCTCTTCACAATATACCGTAAATGGCAGCGTCACAGAGTTCTGTATACGAAAAGTTTATAATCCTTTCTGCTGATGGGCAAAATCGTGCCGATATCGCAAATGCAGAGTTTCGTGTCACGAGTTTTGATTACTATGAGAATATTTTGTCGCCATTTATTACTGGAACCGTAGTTATTTCCAGTACATCTGGTGCGGCACAATCAAAAGAAGATAGGCAAAATAGATCTGGTTCTTTACACAGTTCATTACCTCTTCGTGCTGGTTGCCAACTTCTTGTAAAAATCAAAAACGAAATCGGAGAACCACTAGATTTTTCTGTTGAGAGTGATGAATATAAAAAACTCTATGTTACTGATGTAAACGTATTAGATAAGAATTCTACGTCAGAAACTCTACAGATTAGATTCTCATCAAGAACTTCGTGGTTAAATGAAACTGGCAAGGTAACGAAGAGATATACTGGTAAGATAAGTGAATCGGTTAAAAAGATATTGAAAGATGAATTATCACTTGATGATAGTAAGATAACCGTAGATCCTTCTAGCAACTCTTATTCGTTCATAGGGATGAATAAAAGACCTCTAGATTTGATTGCAATGCTTTGCATTAGATCTGTCCCATCTAATGTTGCCAACCCAGGATATTTTTGTTATGAAACCAAGAGTGGATTTAAGTATCTTTCTGCAGACACATTGATTAGTCAAGATGCATTTGAAAGAATCTACAAATATAATGGACAACCTATTGCCACTGCCGAAACGAAAGATGATTCTAACAATTATAAGATGGCATCATTTAATACAACACATCATCAAAACCTTTTATCACAAATACGTTCGGGAGTTTATTCATCCAAGAATGTATTTTTCAATCCATCAACACTCGGATTTACTGAGATTGATATTACTGTAGAAGATAAGAAACTAACAAAAGATCCTAAGTTTTCGTCTTTGGGCAAGAAAGAAGATCCACCACCGTTTTTATTTGGTGGAAAAGGTGGTAAAAGATACCATAGAATTCAATCGGCAATCTTTGATGTTGGCGCAGAGGCTGCAACAACAGATGTGAATAATAGTCCAGAACTATATTATGCTGCCGGTAGCACTAGATACAATATTCTGTTCTCTCAGGTTTATTCTGCAACTGTTCCTTGTAACACAGATCTTGAGGCTGGACACGTATTAAAGTTGGAAATCGAATCTAACTCGCAGGATAAAGAGCAAGGACCAGATGAATCTCAAAGTGGTAACTATATAATCCAGGCACTTCATCATCATTTTGAACCTAATAAATCGACAACATCGATGAATTTAATTCGTGATTCTTATGGTTTGCATTTTACTAAATCACCATCTGCTCCAGCAGTATCACCACCAAAATCTTCTGCAAAACCATCACCTAAACCTGTTCCACCATCAAAACCAAAACCTAAAGCTGCGGTAGTGGTAAAACCACAACCTGGACCTGATGATGGTACAGAAGCACAGGGCGGTAAAATGAACGATGTTGATGTTAGTTGGTATTAATCTAAATTCCCAATAAAACAATAATGGAAACACCTTCAGAGTCAATTAAGTTTTTTGGAGCAGATACGCACGAGTGGATCGGTGTGGTTCTGAGTGATGAAGCACAGAGAGCACAGATAGAAGGAACAGGTGGTTGGGGTGTAAGATATAAAGTTGCCATCATGGGACATCATCCCACCGATCAAACACAGGTGAAGGATGAAGATATTCAGTATGCCAATGTAGTATTTGGTGTGACTGATGGTGATGGTGGTGCAAATATGCAGACATCTTCTGCAATAAGACAAGGAACCGTTGTCAGAGGAAAGTTTCTGGATGGTTCTGCGAGACAAATGCCAGAGATTACTGGTGTTTATGGTAAAACTTCTGGAACTCGTTTTGGTAAAGGTAGATTTGATGCAAAAGATGGTTTTGGTGGAAACTTAAAACCAGGTAACCTTCTGGGTAGAGATACCACCAATGAAACCAGCAGTCCTCCATGTGTTCCAAGAGCACTACCAGGTGCTGGTGATAAAACTAAAAAGAGAAAAACTCCTAAAGATGCGCTCGAAGCAGCAGGTGTTGATACTACGGACAATAAAGCTAAGGTTGAAGATTCTAAAACACCAGAAAATAATGGTTTAACGGCAGAAGAACAGGCAGAGATATCAAAAGAAAAACAAACTGGCACAGTGAAAACTGACGAACAACTCCGAGCAGAAGAAGGTGGTTCATCTAACACTGTTCCAACCGAAGAAGTAGAAACCAGAGAACAGCGTAATGCAAGAGAAGAAGCAGAAGAACGTGCAGAAGCACAGGCACTGCTAGATTCTGGCGATTTCTTAATCTAAATATCAACACGGAGGATAATATCACATGAGTTGCGACAGAGCCGAATCACTAACTTCTGGAAAAGTTCTTATTTTTGCGGATCCATGTAAAGATAATACATTCGCAAAGATGGAGGCTCATCTCACCAACTTTTTTGATAAGGTAACCAAAGTTGGTAGTGCCATCACAAACTTATCCAGTGATATTAGTAAAACTGTAAAACTCCTCAGTAATGCATCATCAAAGTTTATCACCAAGATTATTGGTGGTGTAAGTGATGCATTGACGAAAGCAATATCTAAAGGTTTAGAAGCATGGACAGCATCATTGACTGCAGGTGGATTAATACCAACTGAGATTTTCGGTATTCAAAAACCTCTTGTTGGATTAACAAAAACTCTACTAGATGCCATTGATTGTCTGGCAACAAAAATCATTGATGCGGCAAAGGATATATTCAAAGATTTACTCACCGGTGCCGTAAAGAATGTATTGAATGCTGGTGCCTGTGTTGTTGATCAGATGATGGGTGCTTTCACTAACAAACTCACAGGACTCATTGATTCTGCCATAACACCACTTCTAGGTCCTATTGAGGCATTGATAGGTCCACTTCTGAAGATTAAGGATTTTGTTCTCGGCGGCATCAATATGTTGAGAAAGATTCAAAACTTCTTCAAGTGTGATGAGAAGAAAATCTGCCCAGCAACATCCAAGTATAAGATTGACAAAGGACCTCTGAAGGATACTCCAGATTCTGATTCAAAGTTTGATAAAATATTCAGTGGTGCCGCACTTTCTCAAGGTGCAGGAAACCTGGTAAATGATTTTGAAAAGCAGTATGGGCAGTGGGAAATCTTTGGCACACCACTCAGCGAAACTTCTAGTGCATCACCTTGCGAGTTTGGAAATATAACCAAGTGTGGAGCACCAACTGTTGACTTCTTCGGTGGTGATGGATTCGGTGCCGCAGGTAAAGTTATACTTGGCAAGTTCGTTGATAGACTTGATACCGAAGATTTGGTTGGTGGTGTCAAGAAAACTGCAAGTATTGTCGGTGTCGAGATGACAAATCCTGGACAAGGTTATGCCGATACTCCATTCGTATCCTTTGGAGATGGTTGTAATATGGGATATGGTGCCTATGGACGTGCGGTTATAGATGAGAATCCAAGTTCCCCAACATACGGACAGATTACATCAGTTGCAATCATCAGCGAAGGTATCAACTATCCAGCAGATATTGATGAAGATCTTCTGTATGTTAATGATGTTATTATTGATGAACCAGGACAAGATTACTTGGAGGGTGATACACTTGAAGGATTTGACATAACCATTCAGGATGGAAGAGTTGTTGGTGTTAAAATCCAACCTGGATTTGCATACAATGGATTACCAGACCTAAATATTGATACGGAAACAGGTTTTGGAGCAGTTCTGAGACCTATTATGACTGTGGTTACTCCACAAACAGAAATCGTTCAAGTTATTGATTGTGTTAGTTAGGTATTAGTATGGCTGGAGAAACACAAAGAAAAATATTTGGACCTAAGTTAGTCCTTGAAACTGGTAACCAGTTGATGGGAATGTCTGGAAAAACTTCCTTCTGCTTGCAATCTACTACGGATGCTGGTGTGCGTTTTGTTCAGGCACACACGGAAAGTGGTAACACCAAGATAATGACAGAAGGTTGCCTGTTAATTGAAGCTGGTGAAAAAGGAAAGTGTCTTGATGATATTGTATTCGTTTCACATGGTAGTGGAATGTCATTCTCTGCCGATGCAGGAACATATAGAGTCAGTGCAGAGCAGATAGTTCTTCAGGCAGATAAAGAGATTGTTATTGATGCACCATCGATTAGAATAGGTTCTCAGGATGAGAATGGAACGAAAGACATTACTATTGCCGCAAAGAATGTAAATGCCGATGCGAAAGGTGGGAACATTGGTGACACCTTAGGCACCAGTAACCTGATGGAGATATTCTCTGGCGGTATTCTTGGTGGATTAGCAGCTGCGGCAGCAGGGATTGCAGGTGCTGCTGGCGGTGCTGCTGGGCAGGCAGGACTCGGACAAGACGGAACGGGTTCTGGTTCGGGTGGAGGTTCGGGTGGAAATCTGACAGGAAATAGTCTCACATTAACAAGCACTTCTGGAGATGTTATTACAATATCTGCAGAGGGAGACAATATTGTTATTGAGGGTGATTTAATAGTCGATAGCATTTCTACTAGTGGATTATCATCTGAATATCTTATGGCGGATGGATCCACTTCAAGAAGATATGTTGGTGTTGGTGTTGGATCTACTCCTGGTGGTTCTGGTGGAAACACACTCGGAGAAAATGGAGACATTTGGTATACACTTTGCTGATTAAACATTATGGTTTGCACTTCATACTATAAACACGAAGGAAATTGGGAAGAGTTATGTGATCTTTATGTAAAACATGAAGATGCATGGAAAGAAGTTTGTTCTGGTTGGATAAAAAATGAAGGTGCTTGGGAACCTTTTTATGTAACAGATACACCATCAATCGAGTTTGTTGTCGTAGCTGGTGGTGGAGGTGGAGCATCAAACGACGTTGGATATGACCCTGCTGGTGGCGGTGGTGGTGCTGGTGGTTTCCGTGCAAGTGTAGGTGCAGCTCTAACTTCTGGTAGAAATAGTAATCCAGAACCAGCATTAAAACTACAAGTTGGTGTAGCACACACTATTAGTATTGGTGGAGGAGGTAGTCCTGGAAATGGTGACTATGCTCGTGGAGGAACTGGTGGCAACAGTCAACTAGCTGGTATTATTTCTCTAGGTGGTGGTGGTGCTGGATACAACGGTATTCAACCTTGTGGAAACACATCTTGCACAAGAGGTAAAGATGGAGGATCTGGTGGTGGTTGTGGATATCAATCAATACCTGGATGTGGCGAACCTGGACAAGGTTTTGATGGTTTCCAGTCAGGTGGACAAGGATCTGGCGGTGGTGGTGCAGGAGAAGGTAGCGATCATTGTGAGGGTGGTAGCAGCCTTGGACAACAAGCAGGTGGTGATGGTCTTCCAACCGATATTTCTGGAACAGAAACTCATTATGCAGGTGGTGGTGGAACTGCTAACCAACCTGGAGGTATCGGTGGAGGTGGACAAGGTGGTATTAATACAGGTGGATTACCAGGAACTGCTAATACTGGAGGTGGTGGAGGAGGATCTGGTAATATTGGAGCACAAGGTAGACCAGGAAACTCTTTCTTTGGAAATGGGCAGCAAATTGCTGGATCTGGTGGATCTGGTATTGTTGTTTTCAGAGTTCCCAACTTATATCAGGCAACTTTCACTGCTGGTATGACTGTAAACGGACAAACATCTGCATCTTCATTTGCACCAACACCAAATACGGCAGTTTCGGGGTATAATATATACACCGTTACTGGTGGAACAGGAACATTTACTTTATCAAATTGATATGGCACATTATTCGCTTATAGACAATGACAATGTTGTTATTAATGTCATAGTTGGATCTGATGAAAGTGATGAGATGGATTGGGAAGCACATTACTCATCAGTTACTGGATTGTCTTGTAAAAGAACTAGTTACAACACATTTGCTGGAGAGCATCGTCAAGGTGGAGTGCCTTTCAGAAAAAATTATGGAAGTGTTGGATACACATATGATGAAGATAGGGATGCTTTTATTCCCCCTAAACCATTTGATTCGTGGGTATTAGATGAAGATACTTGCATTTGGCAATCTCCAGTGCCACCTCCAACCCTTACGGAGGATGATATTGCTAATGGTATTACAGGAAGTAATTATTTTTGGAATGAAGAGACGCTAAACTGGGAGTATCAGGTTTCGCCAGATGACATAGTGGCACAAGCGGAGCGGGAATTGGCGGAAGAGTCTTGACACCTGCCCCAATCCACCCTATAATACTCAGGTAATCAACGGAACACCCAATGGGCACCGCACAAGAATCTGTTCTCGGCATCGTTATCGACGTTTGCACTCGCTCCTTCCTTCTGCTCAGCGATGAAGGCAACGAAAAGATGGTAAACTGTGATACCGTCCAAGAGTTTATGAATGTCCTGGAAGTGGTAACTGCTAACTTGTCCGAAGATCAGATTGAGTATGCCGATCTTGCTATTCAAGGGGAAGAGTATTGATGGAAGTATTTTCAGTTAAGGAATGGGAAGAGAACTTTGATTCTCTTCTCGAAAGGGTAGAAAACGGCGAACACATAGGTATTGTGGATGAAGAAGGAAGAGCAGCAGTTATGATACCCGCAGATGATGAACTCGTCCGAATATACACGGAAAATAACAACGAAGCATCGTAGTTCATCATCTGGGGGTATAGCTTAATGGTTAGAGCGGGCACCTTATAAGTGCTTAGAGTGGGTTCAAATCCCACTATCCCCATCGTGCTGGTTTAGCTCTCTGGTTGAAAGCAGCGAACTCATAATTCGCCTAAGGTGGGTTCGATCCCCACAACCAGCACCTTGCGAGTATGGTGGAATCGGTAGACACACCAGACTTAAAATCTGTTGGGCATTGCGCCCGTGGGAGTTCAAGTCTCCCTACTCGCATAAAATAAATAAGACAAAAGCATCCACTATGTCTTATAGAATCGATACTGCTTACTGTTGGTATGATAACGGCAGTATGATAGTGAAGATGTATTTCATTAATCAGGTTCCGTTCACTTTTGATGAACTTCCTGATGGGCATTTGATGGATAAGGATTTAATAGAACTCGCAAATAAAGAAACATCCTTTGAACCAGAAGACTTATACAGAAGTTCTTTCTATCTGATAGATGAGGAAGTGCATCCTTGTTTATTCACAGTGGAGTTGGAAAATCCAGAGGATATGCCAGAAGACGAGTATTATATTTACGATGAGGAGGATTTGATGGGTTGATAAATAAAACATAGAAATATCATAGAAGTCATAATACAATGCCTCTGAATAAGTTAGACAACTTTATTAAGAACACTGAGGGTCGAATTCTATATGTAAGTCCAGCGGACTTAGATTCAACTGATAGTATTTTAAACACAGGTAACTCACTTGCTCGTCCGTTTAAAACTATTCAAAGAGCACTGATTGAAGCGGCAAGATTTTCGTATGTTAAAGGAAATAGCAATGATCAGGTAGAAAAAACTACCATCCTTTTGATGCCTGGTGTTCACGAAGTTGACAACCGCCCAGGTTATCAAATCTATAATGATAGTGGAGCAAAGGTAACCGCAGCCGATAATAGTGTTACTGCTGTAAGTGCCACAGATAATTTACCACTAACACTTGATTCTAATTTTGATTTAACACAATCTGGCAATGAACTAATCAAGTTCAACAGTATCTACGGTGGTGTTATTGTCCCCAGGGGAACATCAATCGTAGGTCTTGACTTAAGAAAGACAAAGATTCGCCCCAAATATGTTCCAAACCCAACAGATACTGACGTAGCAAACTCTGCTATCTTCAGATTGACTGGTGCCTGCTACATGTGGCAGTTCTGCATCTTTGATGGCGATGAATTTGGACTTGTTTATACACAGCCAGACGACTTCACACTTCAATCAACACCAAGATTCTCTCACCACAAACTGACAGTATTTGAATATGCCGATGGTGTTAATGAAGTAGGCACCACTGGACTGACTGATCTTCAGATGTATTATGCGAAGTTGTCACTCGCATTTGGAACTGGAACAAGTAGAGACATTGATGATAAGTTCCCATCAAGTCTCAAAGGATTTGAACCACAAAGACCAGAATATGAAATTGTTGGTGCATTTGCCTCAGATTCATTAAAAATTACATCTATTGAGGCAGGATCTGGCGGAACACCAACCAATAGAGTTACGGTAACAACAGAACTTCCTCATGGATTGAGTGAGGGAACACCCGTTCGTATCAGTGGTGTATCTCCATTTAATTATAATATTTCGACTAAAGTATCTGAAGTTGATGCCACCAATACTAGAGTATTTTACTATAATCTAGAGTCTTTCCCCGCAACACTGCAGACACCAGGAACTATATCTGGTGATGAATTAGTTACTGTAGACACAGATAGCGTATCTGGAGCTTCTCCTTATATCTTTAACATCTCCATGCGTTCCGTTTATGGTATGAACGGACTTCATGCCGATGGTTCAAAGGCAGATGGATTCCGTTCCATGGTTGTCGCTCAGTTTACTGGCGTATCTCTGCAGAAAGATGATAGAGCATTTGTTCAGTATATTCCTTCAAATAGAGCTTATTCCAGCACATTAAGTATTTCAAAGGTAACTGGTGCTAACTTATCTGCTGGTGCCTCTTCTAGTGGAAGAGTTTATCACCTGGAATCCGATTCTGTTTATAGATCTGGATGGGAATCTTCTCACATCAAGATAACTAATGATGCCTTCATTCAGGTTGTTTCTGTATTCGCAATCGGATTTAATAAGCACTTTGAATGTCAAAGTGGTGGTGATGCTTCTATCACAAACTCAAACTCCAACTTTGGACAAATTTCTCTGTCTGCCGATGGATTTAAGAAAGAGGCATTCAATAAGGACGATAAGGCATTTATTACTCACGTTATTCCACCAAGAGCGGTTACAACCAGCGAGGATAATATTGATTGGTTAACAATCGATCTTAGCAAGACATCATCGGTTGGTATTTCAAGTCACTTATATCTGTTTGGATTTGAAGATGAATCTGTAGAACCAACAGTTGTAACACAGGGTTATCGTGTCGGTGCCAGAGTAAAAGACAAACTGTATTTGACTATCGGTTCAAATACACACTCTGCAGACATCTTGATGGCAGATGGATCTAGCTCTTTCACAGAGTATTCTGTCGGAGCACCATCATCAAACGTATTCACCCTTTCTTCAGGAACACATGCACTAGAGACTGGTGAGAAAGTCATCATTGTCAGTGATGATGGCGATATGCCAGAGAACCTGAAAGTTGGAACTGTTTATTATGCAATCAGAGAATCTAGCACGGAGATTAAGTTAGCAGTATCAGAGTCCGATGCTAGCAATAACGATCCAATCACAGTTTATGGTGGAACAAATCTCAAGATTATAACAAGAGTTTCTGATAAGAATGCTGGTGATGTAGGACATCCCGTGCAGTATGATTCTACCAATAGTCACTGGTATATTCAAACAAATACTGGTAGTGATATTTTCACTAATATTACTGGTTCTGGCGCATCGAATGCATCGTTCATTAAGAGAGTCGCAGATAATAGAAGTTTAGACGAGAAGATTTACAAGTACAGAGTTGTAGTTCCTAAACAACTTTCTAATGCCAAGACACCAGAACCTGGATTCGTTATTCAAGAATCTAGCACAACTGGACTTGGAACTGACGGCGATTTCAGTAGAACAAGTCTTACGGCATCAAACTACGATTATGCCAGAAATCCAAGATTTATCAGCACATGTTCATTTGATAATCCATCGGATACGGTAACTGTCATATCCGAACTGCCACACAATCTTAATCTTGGCGATTCTATAATTGTTAGAAACGTCACAGACTCCTTACTTAACAGTGCAGGTGACTTTAACAAGGGATACAACGGAACATTTACAGTTAGTGAAGTTACTGATGACTTGACATTTAAGTATGTTATTACTGACAGAACACCAGGAACATTCACAAATGATACATCAATAAGAACGACATCTCTTCCAAGATTTGAAAGAAATGATTTACGTTCCAACTTCTACATTTATAGAAACGAAGTAATTTCAGAGTATGATGAGGGCGAACAAAACGGCATCTATCACTTACATGTTCTAAAATCTGATAGTGCCATTGCAAGTGAATTCACTGGACTGAAGTACAGTCAGAATGTAACTGACTTGTATCCACAACTTGACAGAGATAATGTCAATGATAACCCAAGAGCATCTAAAACATATGCTCTGAGATATCCGATTGGCGATGTTACTTCTAACGATCTTAAAAATAGTATTACTAGAGAAGCATCCGATACTGTCTTTACAAAGTTAGGAATTGGTTTAACCATTTCTTCTGTTAATAATGTTACTGCTGGCATCAGCACAATTACTTTTGGCAGAAGACACGGACTGAACGGTATTGTTGCCGCAACTGTTTCTAATGCTGGTAGTGGATTTGCGAATGGTACACATCATAACGTAAAATTACTGAATGATGGAACATCAACCTGGGATGGTGCCACAGCAAATATTACTGTTTCTGGAGGTGCTGTTGGTGTAGTTACGATTACATCTTCTGGTTCTGGATATGTCGCTGGCGAAGTACTAGATATTGATGGATTCTCTGGTGCAGAGGTTACCGTTTCTACTGGTGGTATTTCTACAGCGGTTGGACAGGTAGTTCAGTTTACTGGTGCGGGAACCACATCAGACTCATACTATCGTATTGCGACTGTACCTTCATCTAATCAGATTTCTATTGCGAGAACAAGTGGTGATGCCACGATTACCGCAGATCAATATGCATTTGTAATCGCTCCTTCAGTATCATTTACCGCAACATCTTCAGGTATCACAACATTTGTAACTGCGGATCCTCACGGATTGGCGGGTGGTAATAAGTTCAGAGTAATTGACACTAACAATAATAATATTGGCGACTTTATCGTTGCATCTAGAGTCGGTGTTTCGTCATTCACGATTAGTTCGGGAATCAACACAACTTCTGGTTTCATTCTGAAACACGGACTGTCCTCTAATGGTGGTGTTTCTAATACTGATAATGAAAACCTTGCGGGAAGAGCAATCACTATCTTTGATAGTGAGGTATTAACTCTCAACACTGGAATCACAACAACAACTACATCTTTCTCAGTAAGTGTTCCTAACTCTGGTATTGGAACAGTGGCAAGATTCCCACTTGGTTCATATATCCAGATTGATAATGAAATCATGAGAGTTGCCAGCAGCACTCTTGGTGGATTAAGCAATGATGAAATTACTGTGGTTCGTGGAGCACTTGCTTCTAGACAGGCATCACACTCTGATGGTTCCTTAATTAAGAAGATTAGAGTTCCATCTATTGAGTTCCGTAGACCTTCGATTATTCGCGCATCAGGACACACATTTGAATATCTTGGTTTCGGTCCTGGTAACTACTCTACTGGATTGCCACAAGTCCAGGATAAGACACCAACAGAAAAAGAAGAGTTCCTGTCACAGGCACAAGAAAGAAGTGCTGGTGTAGTTGTCTACACTGGTATGAACAATAAGGGTGACTTCTACATTGGTAACCAGAAGAAATCATCTTCCACTGGTGAAGAAGTTACATTCGATACTCCAATCCCAACAGTTACCGGACAAGATCCTTCAAAACTAAGTGTAGTATTTGATGAAGTAACCATTAAAGAGAGACTGGTTGTTGAAGGAGGAAACTCTGCACAACTTCTGTCTCAGTTTGACGGTCCAGTCACATTCAATGGTGATACCAAAGTAACTAATAAACTTACAATCTCTGGTGAGTTGGTTACTACTGGCACGGTTGTTTCCGAATCAAGTTTGACTTCTAAGACTCTAACTGCTACAGAATCTCTTACTGTAGGAAACATTAGAATTAATAATTCACCTAATCAAATCACCACAATATCTGGTGATTTGCATCTTTGTGCCGCAACTGGTTCTGTTGTTGCTATCTGCACCAATACCACAATCAGTGGTATGTTGAGTGTAACCGATGATATTACTGCCTTCTGGACATCAGACGAAAGACTGAAGGATAACATCACACCTATTGATGATCCTCTTGCCAAGGTTCTCACAATCAGTGGTAATACATTTGATTGGAATGAGAAGTCGAACAAGAATGGACATGATGTTGGTTTGATTGCACAAGAGATTGAGCAAGTCCTACCAGAAGCGGTTACAACCAGAGACAATGGTTACCTTGCGGTTGATTATCATAAGGTTGTTCCACTTCTTGTTGAGGCAATCAAAGAGTTGTCTGCCAAGGTAGAATCCCTGGAGCAAAAGCTATCAGATAAATAACTAAAAAACTACGATGGCGAATATTCGTAAGTCATTTAACTTTAAGACTGGACTGCAAGTTGATAATGATAATTTTGTTATAAACTCAAACGGTCTTGTTGGAATCGGCACATCGGTTCCACAAGGCTATTTGTTTAATGTTTATGGTGATTCTAGAGTAACTGGACTTGTAACAACGGCAACTTTACATGCTGGTGTCGGTACAGTAACAACGCTGGTTGCGTCTAATTCAACTCTTGGTGTAACCACAGTAACCTCTCTTAAAGTTGGTACATCGGTAGCAGTTACTAATCTAATTGGATATGGATTTACCGCATGGACTACCAATGATGGTGGTGTTGGATTAACCACTAGCGCAAGAATTGGTATTGGAACTACGGCAACACCATCGGAACAATTAAAAGTATTTGGTGATGCTAATGTAACTGGTGTTATAACCGCCACAAGTTTCACCGGTAATGTTGCGGCAACAAATCTTACCGGAACAATTAATAATGCAAGACTTCCTTCTGCAATATCTGTTACTAGTGTAACCGCAAATTCATTTATTGGAACTGCAACAGCGGCATCATCAGTAGTTGGAACACCAGATATTAGTGTTGGTATTGTAACAGCAACAGATATTTCTGTAACTAGTGTTTCGGCAACTAACACAACAGTAAGTGGTGTCTCAACTGTAACTTCAGAGTTAAATGTTGGTGCTGGTGGAACTGCACTTACATCACTGAATACTGGAAGACTGGGTATTGGAACCGCAGTTCCAAGTTCAGAACTTCAGATTAGAAAAGCATCTGGTTCTTTACTAGAAGTTGTTTCTGATAGTGGTCAGGCAAGAGTTAGTGTTGGACAATCTGTTGGTGTAGGAAATAGCACTGGTGTCCTGAGATTTGGAACCAATGCAAATACATTTGACTTACTCAATAATGACACTGGTGATATTAGAAATATTATTCATGCTGGTTCTGCTGGTGTCAGCACTGGTAACTTTAAGTGGATTTATGGGCAGACAAATGCCGAGAGAATGACTCTCACGTGGGATGGAAATCTTGGCGTCAACCAGTCAACTCCAACCCATAGATTACATGTTGTTGGTACATCAACCGTAACTGGAAATGCATGGGTTGGTGGAAACTTAAATGTTGCTGGAAACATTACAGGAACAATCTCATATCCACTGGTTATCAACAATTCAAACTTAAATAACACCTCTGGTGTAACTACTTTAAGTCAACTTGTTGTCAGTGATGATGTCAACTTTAACACGGCAACTTTTGTTGGATTAGGAACTGTTGTTGGAATTAATACCACAAATGGTGCTCCTGGATTTGGACTTGATGTTCAAAATGGTATTCAGGCAGACAGACTTGATGTTACTGGTTCTGGTGGTATTAATGCCAACACTGGTATTGTTACGGCACAAACCTTCGTTGCCAGTGCTGGATTTAGAGTTTCTACTGGTTCTACACAACCAGTTCAGATTGAATATGCATCATCACCAGATAGGGTAATATTTACTGTCGTTGGTATAGGTTCAACCTCACTCCAGTTATTCTGATATGGCATTAACAGCAAGCACAGTCGGACCTTATTTTGCTTCTGGATCGATATCTTTTAGTCAGTTAAGAGCTAACTTTAAAGAAACATCTTCTGGGGAAGTAAAGGCATCAGAACTTCTAAGAGTTACTGACGTAACAAATACTGCTCCGATTGTGCCTGATGCCACAGAAAATGCAAGTATTGCAACATCAACCAATCTAAAAACATCACAGTTTAGAAACTCGATTAAGTATTATAATCTGAATCAAGGTTCTGGTGATACGGATGATAGATTAAACATTGCCGAATCTAGTTTGTGGAATGGAAACCTTGGTAAGACTATTGTCAAGACAGTAACATTAGCAGGTACATCTAAATCAGAAACGACGAGTCAACCTGCCGCTAGTTTAGATGCAGCTGTAGTATATAATGTTCTTCTGGTTATTACTGGAAGTTTACTTGGTGATGGTGGAACAGCAGGAACCGAAACAACTGCTGGTGGTGATGGCGGACACGCCTTGTATATCGACACAAACGGCACCGGAACCGTCACTGTAAGGACTTCTGGTGCCTCTGCACAAGTCTACGGTGGTGGAGGTGGCGGAGGCGGTGGAGGTGATGGTGGAAACGGAGGAGGAGGAACCTGGACCGAATCTGGATCTTCCTATTGGGCGAACACTGGTTGTGTTGGTAACAATATGCCTTGCCAATATTCACCAAACTTTAATGCTCCACATCCTTGCAACTGTAGAGATGAGTGTAGGGCTATTAGAGCATGTGGTGATGGTATTAACTATACCTTATGGGAAAGGATTTGTGTTTACTGCTACAGCAATACCTATTATTCCTCTGGTGGAACTGGTGGTGATGCAAAAGACGGTGGTTTAGGTAGAGGATACAATCAATCTAGAGGATTTGGTGTATCTGGTGATGCTGGCGGTGGTGGCGGTAGAAATGCTGGTAATGGTGGACAAGGTGGTACAAGTGGAGATGGTGGAGATTGGGGTGAAAATGGTACAGCAGGCGGCACTGGTGTTAATGGAACAAATGGTAATAATGGTAGTGGAACTGCTGGAACATCTGGAACCGCTGGAGGAACCGCAGGAAGAGCAGTTTCTGGTTCTGGATATACCATTGATACTGCAAATGGTGTAGATGCCGCCTACAAGGGACTGAAATAGGTAATATATAAGTTACCTATTCCCATATTATGAAATATAAAATTAAGGAGATCATGCCTTCTCAAATTCTAGTTGAGTTTGAGGATGAGTCGAAGGCAATGGTTTATATCAATCCAGAAGCATCGCCAGAAGACATTGATGACGCCGTATCTTACTTCGATCCAGAATATTTTCCAGATCCAGAGACATTAATCAACAAGAATGTTGTTGTTGGTGAGGAAAGAGTATCGACTAGAAAAGAAAACTCACCTGGTCCTGCACATACAGTAACCGAAACTGTTCCTTGTGATAGAGATCCAGAAGACGTTCCTGATGTAGAACTTACGCCACTGGTTACAGAACTGTATGGTGGATTGCCTCTACCAACATTTCATAAAGATCAAATCATCATATCATATGTGATGTCTGATTATTACATTAAGCATCACAATGACTATAGACTCAAAGAAATGTTGGATGAGAAAATAGAAGAATATATTACGACGAATAATATCACGGTAGAAAAGGCAATAGAAAGTTTATTGTTTTCGAATGATGATTTAATCATTCATCTTGCAGAACAGGAGTTAGAAAATGAGCAACAATGATGAGATAACTAGAGAGGCAGTCGATAAGATGAAGATATGTCTGCAATGTGAACACTTCTTTAAACCCACAAAGCAGTGTAAGAAGTGTGGTTGCTTTATGCCTGTGAAAGTAAGAATACCAGGTATGCGATGTCCTGTTAGAAAGTGGTAGTTGACAGAATCACAGAATCCCTGTAGACTACCTTTGTCTGGGTTGGGGATGAGGATCTGAGCCAGTTTAAGAACCGTCCACTGAGTCGCATCAGGGGCGGTTTTCTGCTATAATAGTTTCATACGCGATGAGGAAGTGATGCAACTCCGACCCCACCAGCAAGATGCTCTGGATGCCATGCTGGCATTTGACAAGGGGCAGATTGTCATCCCCACTGGCGGTGGTAAAACCCCAGTTATGTTCCACGATATGATTGTCAACTGCAAGTATATCGACAACAGTATGACTACTGTTGTTGTTGCTCCTCGTATTCTGCTAGCAGAACAACTGTGCTCTGAGTTTCTGGAGCACATTGACACTACCAATACTCATATTCTTCACGTTCATAGTGGTGAGACTCATCACTTTTCTACCACTAACCCTAGTAAGATTAACCTGTTCGTCAACACTGCACGGACTGCTGGTGAGAATGTAATCATCTTCACCACCTATCATTCTCTGCATCGTCTGCAACAGGCAGATGTTGAAGTCAATACCATTTATTTCGATGAAGCGCACAATTCGGTTCAACGTAACTTCTTTCCTGCTACGGAGCACTTCTCTACTAGCGCTGACCGCTGCTATTTCTTCACTGCTACTCCTAAGCATTCTCTCACTGTTACCAAACCTGGGATGAATGACGTAGAAGTCTACGGTAAAGTCATTTGCAATGTTCCTGCTCCTAAGTTGGTTCAGGAAGGTTACATCCTGCCGCCTAAGGTTGTTGTCAAGCAACTGGATATGGTTCAGGACAAGCAGATGATTGCTGACCGCGATAGTCAGAACCTGCTGGACACTATTGATGAGAACTCTCTGGATAAGATTCTTATCTGTGCTCGTTCTACCAAGCAGATTGTTAAACTGCTGGCTGAATCTGACTTCCGCAAAGAGTTGTCTGAGCGTGGTTACTCTTGTATGTACATCACTGCCAAGACTGGTGCTATCATCGACGGGCAGAAAGTCAACCGTGAGGTGTTCTTTGACACTCTGAATGCCTGGGGTAAAGATCCTAACAAGAAGTTTGTTGTTCTTCACCACTCTATTCTGTCTGAAGGCATCAACGTCAGTGGACTGGAGGCAGTGCTGTTCATGCGGAACATGGACTACATCGGTATCTCCCAGTCTATTGGGCGCGTCATCCGTCTGGGAGGCGCTCAGAAGACGTTCGGACTCGTCTGTGTGCCCGTCTATGACAAAGTGGGCATCAGCACCGCCAAGAGCGTTCAGGCGGTTGTAGACACCGTGTTTCAACAGGGGCAACCTGCAATCTCAGTCGTGCGACGTTGACACCTGTGCTATAATATAAGATACCCAACTCTTTTTTCATGGAAATCAATCAAGTTTACAAGGAAAACTGCATCGCTGGAATGCAACAGATGGATGCAGAGTCAGTGGATTTGTGTGTCACTTCTCCACCCTATGATGACTTGAGAACTTATAACGATTCTTCCAAGTGGGACTTTGAAGTATTCAAGCAAGTCGCACAGGAGTTGTATCGTGTGGTAAAAGTTGGCGGCGTAGTTGTGTGGGTGGTTGGTGATGCAGTCGTCAAAGGTGGTGAGAGTATGTCATCTTTCCGCCAGGCACTATACTTTGGAGAGTTGGGTTTTCTTCTCCACGATACCATGATCTATGAGAAGAATGGTAGTGCATTCCCTGCGCGGAAGGATAGTAATCGTTACTCACAAATCTTTGAATATATGTTTGTCTTTAGTAAGAAGACTAAACCAAAGACTGCGAATCTGATTGCTGACAAACCAAACAAGTGGGCAGGACATACTAACTGGGGTAAAGGAACTTACCGTGATAAGGATGGTAACCTTGTCGAACGGACACAGAAACCAACTCCTGCATATTCTCCCCGTAATAATATCTGGCGCTACAACAATGGCAAAGGATTTACAACAAGGGATAACTATGCCTTCGAGCATCCTGCAATGTACCCTGAGGCACTTGCCACAGATCACATTCTCACTTGGAGTGAAAAAGGAGATTTGGTGCTCGATCCTTTTATGGGAGCAGGCACCACTGCCGCAATGGCAATGGAAAGTGATAGGAACTTCATCGGTTTTGAGATTGATGAGAAGTATCACCAGATTGCTATGCGAAGAGTTGAGCAGCGTATGGCACGACTGCCAATCTGAGAACTGTCCACTCCGAACAGATTCTGCCTCATTCTGCCCTATAATACTAAGGTAATCAAAACAGAACCATGTCTCATCGTTGGGGTGCCTATATTACAACCGTCGATAATCGGTTGGAATATGTTGAGTTTGATACTCCTGGTATCAGCCGCAGCGCTGCAATCGCACAGGTAAAGTCCATGTATGGTGCTAAATCTGTAAGTAATTGCAATCCAGTTAGTATTAGTTCCAGTTCTAACTCCAACTCCAATTCCTCCAGCAGTTCTTCTGGTTCTGGTGAAGGAATGCTTGGTATTGCTCTCATTATCGGAGCAATCTGGGCACTGATGACTTTTCTTCCCTGGGTTTTAATGGGACTTGGTGGTTGGTTTGGTGCCTGGGCTGGTAATAAAACTGGTAAGGTAAGTTTGGCAATCATTCTCTCTCTTCTTGCTGGTGGATTTGGTTACTATCAGGGTGATAGATTGCAGCAAGAATGGAATTCTGAAAGTGCAGTGGAGCAAGTACAACAGTGAAGTGTAAAGTTCAACTCTATGTTGCTGGTAAAGTGTTTGATGAGCTAGTGGAGGCGCGTGACTATCAGGAAGCACGTCAGGTAGCACTTGCTCGCAATCCTAATGCCAAAGTTATCGGAGTCACTGCTGTATTCTGATGGCTAAGTTCCAAAAACCTCTCATCGATCGTCCTGGTATATTGGATCCTATGCCAGGAGATCCTGAGGGTTATGTAACCAATGATGGTATGTGGGCAGCAGTTCCTATCATTGGATGCAAAGCATTTGCTATCATCAACAATGGTTCTGTAGTTCACGAAGCCCGCAACTACACTTCTGCCAAATCCTACATTCTTAAGGAAATCAAAAAGTCCAAAAAGAAGTAGATTAAATACTACAACAGGAAACACGAATCATGAGCAAAGAACAGAAACGCCGCGATGCTTGGGGATTGTTTTATGAGAGTGTACTCAAACCTGACTCTGAGTTGCGTCAATGTGCTCACAACCAAGAGTGTTTCTATGAGTTAATGGAGTGG